GTTGGTGGTGGTCCCACTCTGATTGACATTGACGATAAGGCAGCATTACAACTTGGCAGAAGTAGTATGGGCACTGTAAGTGATATTTACACCCTTGCCTGTGCTGCACCCAACACAAACAAAGCAGCACTAGCAGTGCTTAACTGGATTGAGCAACGTTAATAATTTCTTCTGATGTCTTACATTAGTCTTAAGAATGTCTCATTTTGGTAAATAGTGGTATAATAACTGTAACCGCTTGATACCTATGGTAGCGTTTTATCTTACGGTCCTCATCTTTGCTTGCATGATTTGGTATGCGGGACTAGAGGGCACCATGCGTGTATTTGCATATCTTGATTTGCAAATGAGATATATTGGCGTGCAGGCGCAGATGAAATGGATGGGTTGGAAACTTAAGAGACAACTTATTAAGGATACAACCGATTTTAAGAAGTTTCTTAAGGAGTATGAAAATGAAAGAAATGTCTGACCTTTCTATAGAGCGAAAGGAGTGTCCTAAATGTGGTGCCATCTGGATTAACGGAGAGCACTATTGGTCTGGCACTGGAAAGAAAGGAAATGAATTGGATCTTGCTGGTTTAGTTTGTAACAAAAGTGGTGATGAAACCTGCATAAATCCATGCAAAGGTATGGATGGTGGAGTAACATGGGCAAAACGTCTGGAGCAATTGGAAGATGACTACCCCAGAGACTAAAAAGGAAACGGGACCGCACACTAATATGGATCTTTCTCATCTTCTTACAAAGATTGAAAATCTAGAGACTAGAATTAAGATACTAGAGAATGAAAATATTGGACTCACAAATGCTCTCTACGAATTAGAAAATTCTTTAGAGGCAAAAACATGGGCACACCCAGATAGTAGTTTGGCTAAGTGGTATTCACTGGGGAGTAAATGATTTTTATCTTCTATAAGATGGTACATATTGCTGCTTGGACGCTAAATAATCCACATGCCCTCGGAATCATGTGCTTTCTTTTAGTCATGGTCCCGATTTTTGGGATCGCATATGTGCATAGAAAATGAAACTGTGGATGCTTGGAAATCGTCTCACAACTGAGATGTATGAGCGCGAAAGATTTATCGAAGAAGCAGATAAATATGGTATCGATTTTAATTTAGTCCATGCGGACGAAATCGATCTCATAGTATCCCGAGATGACCGTAAGTCCATTCGCCTTTGCAACAATATTGTGCCTCTCCCTGACGTGCTACTTGCTCGTACTGGGAGCGGTACTGGGTATTTTAATCTCTCTGTTCTCAGACAGTTTGAAAGATTAAATGTAACTACCCTCCCAAACTCTGCTGCTATTGAAGCATCAAAGGATAAACTTTATGCTAATCAGATTTTAGCGCAAGCAGGTCTACCTATCCCTAAAACTCTCCTTACTCGATTCCCCTGTAAGGCAGAGTTGGTGGAGAAGCAGGTAGGATTTCCGTGTGTCCTGAAAGTAATTACAGGATCTCACGGTGCTGGTGTATACCTCTGTAGGACACCAAAGGAATTTGAAGATCTATCAGAATTGATTTCTAGTCTTGATAGCAAGACAAGCATGATCATTCAAGAATATATTTCACATTCTGAGGGTAGAGACCTTAGAGTTATTGTTATTGGTGGTAGAGTTGTTGGTGCCATGCAACGCACCTCTACCGATGGATCATTCAAAGCAAATATTTCCCGTGGAGGTAAAGGGGAAGCATACGATGTTGACGACCAAATGGAGTTACTTGCTATTCAAGTTGCAAAAATTCTTGATCTTGATATTGCTGGTATTGATCTTTTATTTCATAGCGACGGATACAGAATCTGCGAAGCAAACTCAGCTCCAGGATTCAAAGGATTTGAAGAAGCACTAGGGATGAATATTCCTGAGAAGATATTTGATTATGCAAAACTAAGATCGGGATTGTAATGCCAGAATTTGTCCCAGGAGTATTCATAATCTTAGGGTGTGGATTGGTATTCACACTCTATTGTGTTGTCTATATACTAAGACTAGCATATAAGGAGATGCAAGATGGGAGCCATGGTTCCACCAAGCAGGAAGAGTTGCTACAATTTCCGAGTAGTGGAGATCAACAGAGTTCTGGACGGAGACACAATTGATGTCACAATTGATCTCGGTTTTGACCTTTATAAAAAAGAAAGAGTCAGAGTTGCAGGAGTCGATACGCCAGAGAAACGAACTAAGGATGATGAAGAGAAGGCATTGGGATATGATGCCACCAACTGGCTTAAGGACAAGCTTGAAGGTGCTATCTCTGGTGACGATGATCTCGTTATTCGCACTGAGCTTGTTGGTGGTGTTGGCAAATACGGTAGACTTCTCGGGTGGCTCTACATCGGAGATGCAGAAGTTTCACTCAACGAGCAAATGATTACGGAAGGTTACGCTTGGGCATACGATGGTGGCACCAAGCAAAAAGACTTTGAAGAACTCAGAGAAATTCGTAGAGCACACGGCACATTGGTTGAATAATGTCTAATCAAACCGACATCTATCTTGGTAATCCTAACCTCAAGAGAGCTAACGTTGCACAAAACTTTACTCCTGATGAGGTAAAGGAGTTTGTCAAGTGCAGTAAAGATCCTGTATATTTCATCAAAAAATATATCAAGATCATCTCACTGGACCGAGGTCTTATTCCTTTTGAAATGTATGATTTCCAGGATAAGATGGTGGAGAGATTTCATAAGAATAGATTCAATATTGCAAAACTTCCTAGACAGTCTGGGAAATCTACTGTTGTTACGGCATACCTTCTTTGGTATGCCCTTTTCAACGACAATGTAAATATTGCCATCCTTGCTAACAAAGCAGCGACGGCAAGAGAAATGCTTCAACGTCTACAATTGTCATATGAAAACCTCCCCAAATGGCTCCAGCAAGGAGTCGTCAACTGGAATAGAGGTAGTCTGGAATTGGAAAACGGCAGTAAGATCATGGCTGCCTCTACTTCCGCTAGTGCCGTCAGGGGCATGTCTTTTAATATCATTTTTCTGGACGAATTCGCGTTTATTCCGACACACATTGCTGATGAGTTCTTTTCATCTGTGTATCCTACTATTTCTTCTGGTAAATCTACAAAAGTGATCATCATCTCCACGCCCAAGGGGATGAATATGTTTTACAAACTCTGGCATGATGCAGAGAAGGGCAAGAATGAATATACTACTACTGAAGTCCACTGGTCCGAAGTCCCTGGTAGAGATGCGGAGTGGAAAGAGCAGACAATCCGCAACACTTCAGAAGAACAGTTTAACCAGGAATTTGAATGTGAATTCCTTGGATCTGTCAACACACTAATTACATCATCGAAACTTAAAACACTTGTATATGATGATCCTCTTACATCTAATGCTGGTTTAGATGTATATGAAGAGCCAAAACCAGAGCACACATATGTCATGACAGTTGACGTTGCTAGAGGCATCACAAAAGACTATTCGGCATTCTGTGTGATGGATACAACTACTATCCCATATAAACTGGTAGCGAAGTATCGAAACAATACAATCAAACCATTACTCTTCCCCAACGTTATTGATCAGGTTGCTAGGACATATAACCATGCCTATGTGATGATTGAGGTTAATGACATCGGTGGACAAGTAGCAGACACTATGCAGTTTGATTTGGAGTATGACAATCTTCTGATGTGCTCTATGCGTGGACGTGCTGGTCAGGTTGTGGGTCAGGGATTCTCGGGATCTAAAGTGCAACTGGGTGTCAAGATGTCCACTACAGTCAAGAAGACTGGGTGTGCAAATATGAAGCAGTTGATTGAGGATGACAAACTTATCTTTACTGACTACGATATTATCGCGGAGTTGACCACCTTTATTCAGAAGGGTCAGGCATGGGAAGCAGAAGAGGGTTGTAATGATGACCTTGCTATGTGTCTGGTTATCTTCTCATGGTTGGCAACATCAGATTACTTCAGAGAGTTGCATGACTCTGATGTGCGTGCTCGCATGTATGCAGAGCAGAAGGAAGCAATTGAAGCAGACATGGCACCATTTGGATTTATGGATGATGGTCTCTCAGATCCAGAGACATTTGTTGATCCCGAAGGTCAGGTGTGGAATACCACAGATACTGTCGGTGAATATGGAGATATGTCATATATGTGGGATTATCGCTAATGAATTTTGAGGAGGAGTTTGAATTAGGTGATCTGATATTTGCCGAAAGGCAATGTCGGAAGTGCTTAAGGACTCTTTCTTTAGTAGAAGATTTTTATAAGACACGACCAGATAGAGGCAAGAGTCCCTCAGCATACTCTTATGAGTGTAAGCAATGCACCATCAAAAGAGTAGCAAAGGGGAGAAGACAGCACAAGAAATGGATTACAGACTACCCTGATTGGTGATCACGTCAAGTTTCCCCTCTGAAATTATGCTTTTTAATAAATAATTTCAGCATCCGAACTTGATTCATTCAGGAGATTTAACAGATGGCATCTACACAGCTTTCACCAGGGGTTGTTGTACTTGAAAGGGATCTAACCAACGTCGTAAACGCTACGGTTGATAACGTAGCCGCTCTTGTTGGTGCCTTTGAAAAAGGTCCCGTAGAAGAAGTAACAACAGTAACAAGCGAGAAGGAACTTCTCCAAATTTTCGGTCGCCCCACCGAATATAACTACGAGTATTGGTTTACTGCAGCGCAGTATCTGATCTATGGCGGCGTTTTGAAACTCGTAAGAGCACACAACGACTCGCTGAAGAATGCAATTGACACTGCACAGTATATCGTTGCATCTTTCAGCGCATCAGATACTGAGTTGACTGTTGAGTCTTCAACCGACTTTGACGTTAATGATGTCCTTCTGATCGACTCCGAGCTTCTGGTTGTCCAAGGTATTTCTGGTAACGACGTTACCGTGCTCCGTGGTCAACTGGCAACTTCTGCTGCATCTCACGGTGCTGCTGCTCCTATCACACTGATTGAGCCTGCAGGCACTAGCTCCACTATTAACGAAGGTGGAACCTTCACGGATTCGGATGGCACTCTGACAGTTACCTCTGCTACTGCTCTTGCTGGTGGCACCAACTCCTATATCCGCGTGGACGATGAGTTCATGCAGATCACTGGCGTTTCTGGTAACAACCTGAATGTTACTCGTGGTGTGCTGGGATCTACCGCTCAGGCACACACCGATGGATCAGCAGTTTCACTGGTTAACGTAACTACTCAGAAGACTGAGATCGCTGAGCGCACTGCAACTGGTGTTGTTGCTCCTCTGATCAAGAATGCTCAAGAGTATGAGACCAGCGTTGAGTATGCTGCAAACAACTGGAAGTGGGCAGCAAAGACTGCTGGTGCTTACGGTAACAGCATCCGCGTGGTGATTACTGATGCAGGTCCTGATCAGGTGCTGTATCTGGCACAACCTACCACAACTGAGTGGGACTTTGTTGCTGGTGCTGAGGTTTCTTACTCTAACGCTAACATCTACGGTAAGGTTTATTCATATACTGTAGTTATTACTCTGGAAGATAACGCTGCGCTGATTGGATCCTTCGAGAAGGACGCATTCTTCACCGCTGTGTCTGGTGGTGTTACTGGTCGTATTGTTGCTTGGGATCCAGAGACTCGTCAACTGGAAGTTGAGATCGACGATACTTCTTCAGACGTGCTGGAGATCGGTGATACTATTTCCGAGCTGGCAAACAGCAATGGCACTCCTGGATCTGCAACTGGCGATGGTGGTGATGTTGAGTCCATTCAGCGTCAACTGCGTGTTGCTCTGAATCTTGGATCACCTGGATTCCAAGCAAACCAAACTGTTGTAGACGCAAATGCAGCAACTATTCTGCTTGCAAACGTTGAAAACGATTACGAGACTCGTCTCTATGGTATGAATCAGCGTTGGGCTTCGATTGCTCCACGTCCTACAACTTCTGCATGGGTTGCTGATCGTGGTGGTCACAATGACCTGATGCACATCCTTGTGCTGGATGGCGACGGTAAACTGACTGGCACTCCTGGCGCTCTGATTGAAAAGCACCTGAATGTGTCTAAGGCATCCGATGCCAAGTCACCCCAAGGCGACAATATCTTCTATAAGGACATTATCAAGACATACTCCAACTACCTCCACTGGGGTAGCCATGAGGTTAATAACATCTACGATAAGGATCCTAACGCAAACGGTTCATTCGGTGTTTCGGGTGTTAACAGAGAGTTTGACCTGATCAAGGCAGACGATCCTCTCAATAACCTCGATGACCCCACTGGTCTTAATCCCCTGGCAGTGCCCCTGCTGGGCACCAAGGGTCGCGCTACTGTGCGCTATGCTCTCCAAGGTGGCGTTGATGGTTACACCATTTCACGTCCTGATATCCTGGGTGCATATACCCTCTTCGATGATGCTGAGACCGTGGATGTTGATTATATCCTGATGGGTCCCTCAATGAATAGTGCAAATGACACTATCGCTAAGGCACAGCACATCATCTCGATTGCCACCAACCGCAAGGATTGCATGGCATTCATCTCCCCATATCGCCCCGATGTTGTTGGTCAAGCAAGGACTTCCACTATTGTCCAGCGCACTGTAAATTATTTCGATCAGCTTGGATCTTCTTCCTACGCTGTCTTCGATAATAACTACAAGTATATCTACGACAAGTATAACGATGTTTATCGTTATATCCCCTGTAACGGTGACATGGCAGGTCTGGTCCTGAGCACTACTCTGAATCAAGAGCCCTGGTATTCACCTGCAGGTTTCAACAGAGGTCGCCTGAGAAATGCTATCAAACTGGCATACTCACCTCTGAAGGATCATAGAGATCTGCTCTACGCTGCTCGCGTGAATCCCATTGTGGCATTCCCTGGTCAGGGTATCATCCTCTTCGGTGATAAGACAGGTCTTGGTTACCAGTCTGCATTTGACAGAATTAACGTCCGTCGTCTCTTCCTGGTCATCGAGCAGGCAATCTCGGAATCTGCTAAGTCCATTCTGTTTGAATTGAATGATGAGTTTACTCGTCAACAATTTAAGAATGCTGTTGAGCCTTATCTGCGCTCGGTGCAATCCCGTCGTGGTATCGTTGACTTCCTCGTGGTTTGCGATGGCACCAACAACCCTGCAGATGCTATTGACCGTGGTGAATTCTTTGCTGAGATCTTCATCAAGCCTACCCGCTCGATTAACTTCATCACACTGACCTTCACTGCAACGAGAACTGGCGCGTCATTCAACGAGCTCGTTTCGTAATTCTATCCCTTTCATTTAATCATCTAACAGGAGAAACATTCAAATGGCTGATTTCGATTCAAGAGTCTATCCAGGACAAACGGAAGGGAAACAACTTAATGCTCCCATCCTTGACTTCCGCAACCGCATTGGTGACCTGGCACGTCCCAACCTCTTTCAGGTTGAGATCGGTTTTCCTAGCATCGTAGATAGTGGCACCCCCAATTCAGGTGCCCAACCTGGATCTCAAGAGCAGCGTCAGCAGGAATCTGCTGGTGCTTCTCAGGCAGGTAGCGGTAGTGCATCCCTTTCACTGTCTTCATTCCTTGTGAAGGCAGCAAACATTCCCGCTTCCACAGTGGGTGTGATTGAGGTGCCCTATCGTGGTCGCACCCTGAAGATCGCTGGTGACCGCACATTTGAGCCTTGGACAGTTACCGTGCTTAACGACAAAGGTTTCGCACTGCGCTCCAAGTTTGAAGAGTGGTCAACCAAGATTCAGGCACTGCAGCAAAACCTGCAGCAACCTCGCACGATCGCTGAGTATCAATCTAACGCTGTGGTGCGTCAGTATGATCGTCAAGGTGGTATCGTGAGATCCTACCAGTTTGTTGGCATTTGGCCCTCAAACATCTCGGCAATTGATCTTGCATGGGATAGCAACGATACTGCGGAAGAGTATACAGTGGAATTCCAGGTACAATACTGGACATACGCTAACGACTCTAATGCTGGTAATGCTGTCTGAATTCAGACAGTATAAATAATTGATAATGTAAACGAGCGACAGTAATGTCACAACTTTTTGGTTATTCACTTGATCGCAAGAAGAAGGGCTCTGAAAAGGGTCCTTCTTTCGTGCATAAAGACTCGGAAGACGCAGCAGCACCTATTGCCGCTGGTGGTTATTTCGGTCAATATGTGGATCTTGGGGACTCTGCAAACAAATCAAGTGAAGTAGATCTCGTGGGTAGATACCGCGATATGTCCCTCCACCCTGAAGCGGATGCCGCGATCAATGATATTGTTAATGAAGCAATCGCTGGTGACCTTGACGATCACCCCGTAGACATTGAGTTATCAAATCTCAAAGTTTCAAATAACGTCAAGACAAGAATTCGCGAAGAGTTTGAGAATGTACTCTCACTCCTCGACTTTGATAGAAAGGCATATGATATCTTCCGTCGTTGGTATATCGACGGTCGTCTTTTCTACCATAAGATGATCAATCCCGAAAGACCTTCTGATGGTATTACGGAATTGAGATACATCGACCCTCGCAAAATCAAAAAAGTTATTGAGTTTGACAAGGGTAGAGATCGTGTATCACCTGCAGATCCACAAGTAAATACTCTGATTCCTAAGTCAGTAGAGTATTATATTTACAGTCCTAAGGGTCTCCGTGGTTATGAAAACCATGGTATCAAGATTGCACCTGACGCAATCTGTTTTACACACTCAGGTCAACTTGATATGCAGCGTAACTATGTGCTGTCACATCTCCACAAAGCAATCAAGGCACTCAATCAACTGAGAATGATTGAGGATTCTCTAGTTATCTATCGTCTATCTCGCGCACCTGAGCGTCGTATTTTCTATATCGACGTGGGTAACTTGCCTAAGCAGAAGGCAGAGCAATACCTGCGTGAGGTGATGTCTCGCTATCGTAACAAGTTGGTTTACAACGCTGATACTGGAGAGATCCGCGACGATAAGAAATTCATGTCAATGCTGGAAGACTTCTGGCTTCCTAGACGTGAAGGTGGTCGTGGCACTGAAATTTCTACTCTCCCTGGTGGTCAAAACCTGGGCGAATTGGAAGACGTTAAGTATTTCCAGAAGAAACTGTATCGCGCACTCAACGTTCCCGAGTCCCGTCTGGAGTCAGATTCTGCATTTAATATCGGCAGATCTGCTGAGATCAGTCGCGATGAAGTTAAATTCCAGAAGTTTATTGTCCGTCTTCGCAAGAAGTTTAGTGATCTTTTCATTGATCTTCTGAAAACTCAACTGGTGCTGAAAGGTGTCTGCTCACTGGAAGAGTGGGATGACATGAAGGAGCATATCCAGTTTGACTTCGTTGCTGACAACTACTTCAGCGAATTGAAAGAGCAAGAGATCATGAATGCTCGTATGGCACTCATGGTCCAAATGGATCCTTTCGCTGGTAAGTATTTCTCTCTGGAATATCTGCGCCGCAAAATTCTGCGTCAACAAGATGCTGAGTTTAAGGAGATCGATAAGCAAATGGAAAGTGAGATTGCCGAGGGTAAACTCATGGATCCTATGGCAATGCAGCAGATGGAGCATGAGCAGATGGCAATGTCCCTGATGCCTCCTGAGCCCGATCCTGCGGAAGAAGGTATTAGTGACGCGGATTATAAAAAAGGAAATATCTAAATAGTATTATCGAATAGTTAATTATTATGCCTACTGATGCCGCACTAGATATCGTCAATGCTCTTTTTTCTGGACAGAAAGATCTTTCAGATTATGTTGATACTGCCATGAAAGCAGTTGCAGTTGATGCCATTGACGCAAAGAAAAAAGAAATCGGCGCGAAGATGTTTAGAGACGACGAGCCCGATTCCGAAGAGGAAACCGAAGAACCCGAAGAGGAAACTACAGATGAAACTGATTAGGGAAGAGATTGAAACCGCTAAGGTGATTATCACCGAAGGCAAAAATGGTAGGAAGTCACACTTCATCGAAGGTGTATTTCTTCAAGGTGCAATCAAAAACCGCAACGGTCGGATGTATCCTGTAGAAACCCTTGAGCGTGAAGTTGCTAAATACAACGAGTCATACATCGCCAAGGGACGCGCACTTGGGGAATTGGGTCACCCCGATGGTCCTACTATCAATCTTGATAGAGTGTCTCATCTGATTACTTCTCTACAAAGAGAAGGCAACAATTTTGTCGGAAAAGCGCGTATTCTCGATACCCCTATGGGTAATATTGCCAAGTCTCTACTCGATGAGGGTGTGAAACTTGGCGTTTCTTCAAGAGGTCTTGGATCTATCAAGGAAGAAAATGGCTGCAAAGTCGTCTGTGATGACTTCATGCTTGCCACTGCTGCTGATATTGTAGCAGATCCTTCTGCCCCTGACGCTTTTGTCAATGGCATCATGGAAGGAAAAGAGTGGGTGTATGCTGGTGGCGCAATCCATGAGCAAAGAATTGAAGAGATTAAGAATCGAATTGATAATGCACACCGCTCACAGATGGAATCGGTGAAACTTTCCGCGTTTCATCAGTTTCTGAAAAATCTGTAAACATAAATAATTCATAGCATAACGCACGTTTGTACCAAGGAGACTACAATGTCACAAGAGATTGAAACAACTCTGGATGAATCGAGTGTAACCGCTGGCGCAAAAGCTGCTGACCCCATGCCCAAACTGGGCGCTGACGGTAGTAGTCTCGCTGGTGTGCAAGATCTCGGTGGTCCTACGCCACAAAATAGCAGACCCACAGATGACAGCAATAAGTATAAGACTATTGCTGGTGGCAATGCGACTTCACCCACTACAAAACCCTCTGACGCATCTGCTAGCAAGCAAGATACTCTGAGCAAGAAGCCCACATTTGATCATGTGGAATCTGATGGTGAAGTAATTGCAGAGGATGATGAAGTTGAAGAGACCATGATTGAAGTGGATCTCTCCGCTGATGTCGCTGCTCTGACTGAAGGTGAAGATCTGTCAGAGGAATTCAAAGATAAGGCACGCACCATCTTTGAAGCAGCAGTAGTTTCCCGTCTCAATGAGGAGCTGGAGCGTATGCACGAGGACTATGCAAAAGTCCTTGAAGAAGAAATTGAAACCGTCAAGTCTGAGCTCGCTGAGCAAGTAGACGAGTATCTCACTTATGCCGTATCCAATTGGATGAAGAATAATGAGCTCGCGATCGAGCACGGCGTTAAGGCAGAGATGAGCGAGTCAGTCCTGGCTGGTATCAAGCAAGTTTTCGTCGAGAATTTCATTGATCTTCCCGACGAGAAAGTTGATCTTGTAGATGAATTGCAAGATCAACTTGAGACCATGGAAGCAAAACTCAACGAGTCCATTGAAGAGAATATCGGTCTCCACAGAGAGGTCGGCGCTTATATCAAGAATGGGATTGTGACAGAAATCTCCGAAGGTCTGAGCCTCACCCAGCGTGAGAAGCTCGCATCGTTGGCAGAAGCTGTTGAGTTTGAAAATGAAGAGACTTTCCGTGAGAAGATCTCTACCCTCCGTGAATCATATTTCTCAACTAAACCTGAAGTTACCACTGTAACCGAAGACGTACGGGTTGAGAATGCACCTACTGGTGATGCAATGTCTGTCTATGTGCAGGCTCTGTCCCGCTGGGGCAAATAGTCCACAATCTTTTTCCACAACAAACAACTAGGAGTAAACTAATGTTTAACGCAGAAGCACTCCAGGAAAAGTGGAACCCCATTCTTGAGCATTCCGAGCTCGATCCTATTAAGGATACCTATAGAAAGGCGGTTACCTCTGTCCTCCTGGAAAACCAAGAAAAATTCCTCAAAGAAGAGCGTGGTATGCTGACTGAAGCAGCACCCACCAACTCCCTGGGTGGCACTGGTTACAGCGGTAGCAGCACTGCTACTGGCCCTGTGGCTGGTTTCGACCCCGTGCTGATCTCGCTGATCCGTCGCTCGATGCCTAAGCTGATTGCTTATGACATCTGTGGTGTGCAGCCCATGACTGGTCCTACTGGTCTGATCTTCGCAATGCGTTCGACCTATGGCACCAACCGCGACATCAACGCTGGTGCAAGTGAGTCGTTCTTCAACGAAGCAAACACCCGTCATTCGTCTGAAAATGATGGTGACACTCTGGGTGCAGGTGCTCAGACTGGCAGCAACCCTGGTCTGCTGGCAGACGGTGCAGGTAACTACACCATCGGTGGTCAGGGCATGACTACTGCTCAGTCAGAAGCACTGGGCGATGCAGCAGGTAACCACTTCAACGAGATGGGTTTCTCCATCGAGAAAGTGACCGTTACTGCAAAGTCACGCGCTCTGAAAGCAGAATACAGCCTTGAGCTGGCACAAGATCTGAAGGCAGTGCATGGTCTGGACGCTGAGTCCGAGCTCGCTAACATCCTCTCCACTGAGGTGCTGGCAGAGATCAACCGCGAGGTTGTCCGTACTGTTTACAAGATCGCTCGTCCTGGTGCTCAAAACAACACTGCAACTGCTGGTGTGTTTGACCTTGACGTTGATTCCAACGGTCGTTGGTCGGTTGAGAAGTTCAAGGGTCTGCTCTTCCAAATTGAGCGTGACATGAATGCAATCGGTCATGAGACTCGTCGCGGGAAGGGTAACATCCTGATCTGCTCTGCTGACGTTGCTTCGGCACTGTCAATGGCAGGTGTGCTTGACTACTCCAGCGGCATCTCTGGTGCAGTTGGCGGTCTGAGCAACAATGTGGATGACAACTCCAGCACTCTGGTGGGCACCCTCAACGGTCGCATCAAGGTGTATGTGGATCCCTACTCTGCAAACGTTTCTGATGACCACTTCTATGTGGCAGGTTACAAGGGTAGCAGCGCATATGACGCAGGTCTCTTCTACTGCCCCTATGTGCCCCTGCAGATGGTTCGTGCCGTTGGTCAGGACACCTTCCAGCCCAAGATCGGATTCAAGACTCGCTACGGCATGGTTGCTAACCCCTTCGCTGAGGGTCTCACCCAGGGTCAAGGCGGTCTTAACGCTAACCTCAACCGCTACTATCGTCGCGTTAAGGTTTCTAACCTTATGTGATCAATCGCTAACAAAAAGCGTTACACTGGCACCCTTCGGGGTGCCTTTTTTATTAAATAGTATTAGTATCTACCTAGTCTGATGAGAGGAAGAGTGACAAAGATAGATATTGAAGCAAGAGTTTATAAATTGAAGACCTCTCTTTATGATGGCAAACATGAGGACAAAGGAAAGGATTGGCACGATGGTGCCCACGCTGCGCTAAACTCAGTATTGGATATCTTGCAAGAATACAGACTATGAAAGATCTGGACTTTATAGACAATCATCTACCAATGAACGAAGAAGACATCAAGGAGTTGCATCAACTTACTCTACGCATGAAAACCGATATCTTAATGGAAGAGCCCTGTCCAATTTATGATGGCAATGAAGAAGATTGGGAAGACTTCTGGTATAATGAGGATAAATAAGACGTAGCATTATATGTCTTATGGCAACTTGGAATAAACAAATTGAGAATCAAAACTTCCTATCACCCATTGGGTTTAGGTTTACACTCTCACGCTTCCCCAAGGTTGCATACTTTGCACAGTCTGCAAATATCCCTGCACTGAATATCAACATGGCAGAGCAATCTACTCCACTGAGGAGTCTGCCATTGGAGGGGTTTGCGACTTATGATCCTTTCAATCTCTCTTTCATTATCGATGAAGATCTGGAAAACTTCATGATTCTCCACAACTGGATCCGTGGTGTAGCTACACCAGATACAGTATTTGAAAGATCAGATTATAGAGAGAAGATGGAAGCATTGTTTGGCAATGCTGATCTATATGCTGATGGCACATTGACAGTGCTTAACAGCAATTTCAATATGAATTTTAACGTAGTCTTTAAGGATCTGATTCCAACAGGTTTGTCTGCGCTTGATTTTAATGCTACAATTGATGGCACAGAGTATGCCATGGCAACTGTATCGTTTAGATATCTTGCTTATGAAATTCGCTCTGGCGAAGGTGGCGTTGACAAGAGACTTAGTTAATGAATCTAGAAAAAATTGAAGAGTTGTGGGCGAAAGATGCTGAGGCATTCTTCGATCACAGGGAGTTGCCTGAGTTGTTGGCAAACGACAGTATGGAAACTCCTAGACTCCATGCAAAGTATTTGCAGTTTTACAATCAATTCAAACTGATGCTATCTGATGCGGAAGTTAAATACCGTCAGATGTATCGAGAGAAATTTGAATACTACTCAGGTAAAGCACCTGCACATGTATACAAAGAAAATCCCTTTGATCTCAAAGTCCTCAAAGGTGACATCCCGATGTATATCGATTCCGATAAAGAATTGTGCAG